CTCGCCTTGGGAATTTGCTGCTGCTTACGCAGGCCGAGCGTCTTACTCACTGGGTATTGACCCTGCTCGCCCTCTTCAAACGTTAGTGCTAACCAGTTTGCTGCCACCGGCTAAAACCGCTCAGTGGGACATGACCGAACGCAATCTACTTTTGCACGATGGCATTGCAACCTATTCCGTTACACCAGGTAATGAAATTGCAATTGAGCGTGAAGTGTCAATGTACCGTGAGAACGTGTATGGCGACCCAGACCCAAGTTACCTCGATATCACGACACCAGCGACATTGGGTTACTTACGTTACTCACTTCGAACCATGGTGACGAACCGATTCCCTCGCCATAAGTTGGCAGGTGACGATGTGCTTGATCGCCTTGACCCTGGTCAGCCAGTGGTGACACCAAAGATTATGCGCAATGCCGTGTTGGAGCTTGCCAATAATGATTGGGTGCCAAGTGCGTTGATGGAAGACTTCGATGGTTTCAAAGAGACATTGGAATTGTATCGAGACACAAGTGATCAGAACCGTTTGAACTGTGTGTTCAAGCCAGACATTGTGAATCAGTTCCGTATCTTCGCCGCACTAATGCAGTTCAAACTTTAATAGGGAGTACGCACCATGGGACAAATCCTTGGTCAAGTTGTTGTTCGTGCTAACAGCAAACAGCTTAAAACAAAGAAGGGTTCAACTTTGAACCCAGGTGGTTACAACCATGTATCTCACCCTGGTCCAAACCGTATTTGGGGTAAGTCGAAAGAGTTCGTTGCCGCGACAGTAGCGGTAGTGATTGCGGCGGATGAAGATGTCGATGTGGTGGAAATCAATAACATCACAGACGCAACGCTAACATGGGAAGGCGACAACGGTGTTGACTACATGATTACAGGTGCATCACCACAAGCCCCTTTCCAGTTAAGTGACTCTGGTGATATTACGGGCACGTTCGAAGGCAACCCAGCGGAGAGAATCTAATGGCCGTTCTCACTTTTGATCTTAAAGATGGACTTAAGTCTGGAGAAACTACTGGGTTTGAAGTGGGCCTTCGAGAGCTTACCCCTAGAGACGTTTTTGACGCTCAATTAGCTTCTGAAAAGCTTGGGCTGATTGAGGGGCGTCCATACGCTTATACCAGTAATGTTCAAATGGGGATGGAGTTACTTTGTCGCCAAGTGGAATTTATTGGAAAGGTTCAAGGGCCATTTTCCGCAAAAGAGTTGCTCAAGTTATCACAAGATGATTTTAACCTTATTCAATTAAAAGCTTCTGAACTGGATGCTGTAATGGTTCCAGAAGAAGTGACGGAGGCTCTCGAATCGCGGGGGCGATCTGAAGTCGCTGACTAAACCACTTAGAACCTTGCTCCTTAACATGGGGGCAAGGTATCCAGTCAGCGATTTAAAATCCCTTCCTATACGTCATATTTTTGAAATGCTACCGCCGCTTATTGAAGGAACAGAGCATGGCTAAAAAACTTGAAACCGATATTGTTCTTAATTTACAAGGCAACCTAGCTTCTAAGGCGAGTAAATATTCACAGTCAATATCCACACTTGGTAAAAAAAGCCAAAGTGCATTCAATATGATGGAACAGTCCGCTAAATCTGCAAGTAAAGGTATAGACACTTTTGGTAACCGTACCATTGTTGGCGCGGGCGCGGTGGCTTTTGCCTTTGAAAGAACCTTTATTAAAACGGCCGCGGAGTTTGAGCGTTACCAAGTGATGCTTAATAAGCTGCAAGGCTCAGAGGAAGGCGGAGCGAAAGCTCTAGAGTGGATTGAGGACTTTACTCAAAATACCCCTTATGCAGTAAATGAAGTCACTCAATCGTTTGTGAAGCTTAAGGCTTTCGGTCTCGATCCTATGGATGGAACGATGCAAGCTATCGCTGACCAAGCCTCAATGATGGGTGGGACTGCTGAATCTGTAGATGGAATTGCTACAGCTCTTGGCCAAGCCTGGACTAAAGGAAAACTGCAAGGTGAAGAAGCGCTTCAGTTGCTAGAGCGTGGCGTTCCAGTTTGGGACTACTTAAACAAGGTTTCTAAAGAACTTGGTCATAACAATGGCTTAGGTCTAACAGCTGCTCAACTTCAAGACATGGCGTCTAAGGGTGAGTTAGGTCGTGACACTATCAAGCGCTTGATCGAGGAGATGGGTAAAGCGTCTGAAGGCTCTGCGAAGAAGCAAATGGAGACGTGGAACGGCATGGTCTCCAATATGGGCGATCATTGGTCTATTTTCCAAAAAGACGTAATGGAAAGCGGTGCGTTTGATGTACTGAAAGATGAGCTTGGCACTTTTTTATCGATGCTCGATGAAATGAAAGAAACAGGTGAGTATGACGAGCTTGTTCAAACGGTAGGTACAGACTTAGTTGACGCTTTTAGAGCTGCTGCTGATTTCGCTGGTGCAGTAAAAGATGTCGGGCAAGAGCTACTTCCAGTATTGCGTGCTATCGGTAATGGAGCTTCAGCAATCAGTGAGGCCGTTGGTGGCTATGGGAATTTGGCTAAGATTTTAGCTTCAGTTTATGCCTTGAATAAAGCGATCAGAATTGGAGCTCCATTGTTGAAAGGTGCTGCTGGGCTTATTGGTAAAAGCTCTGGAGGAAAAGCAGGGAAAGTTGCTGAGAAGTTAGGGGCAATGCCTGTTTATGTCATAAATATGCCAAGTGGCGGCATGGGTGGTTTAGGCGGTGACATTGAAGCTTCTGGTGGTAAAGGCGGTAAAGGTTCAAAAACCAAATCGAGCATTAAGAAAGTAGGTAGCGCAGCTATGGCATTAAGCCCGTTGGCTGTTATGACGTTGTTAGGTAGTGCAAAAGATTATGATCCTAAAAACCCTATGTTTCCAACATTGGATTTTGGTCAAGAAAGTAATAAGAAAACACCACCGCCAAACGTTACCGATGCAACCGCTCGATTCAATGAAGCATTTAAGAGACCTCAGTCAGCTTTTGAATTGGCAGGGCAAGCGCCTGCTGGCAATGTTAATTTGAAAATTGAGGTCTCAGATGAACGCATTAAGGTTACGCCAACTTATGCGGCTCCTGGTATTACTATCGACCCAGATACGGGCACAAATTAAAGGGGCTTTAAATGGCATTTGAAGATCGTTTAACCGCCTCTATTCGTGGTGTTGAATTTTTCCTAGATGATGCAAGTGGTGACTTTGGTCGCCGTGCTATTCCTCATGCTTATCCTAAGCGTGAACAAGGCTATACCGAAGATAACGGTAAAGTGCTTCAGCAAGAAATGATTAATGGCCGCACTGTGGGTGATGGCTACTTTGAGAAACTACAACAAATCATTGAAGCGATTAATACACCAGGGCCGTGTGAACTGATTCATCCTTGGTTTGGCGTTCGTAAGGTTCAGGTTGGTAAAGGCAGCTTTAAGTTAGTCAATAAAACAGACGGCTTAGCCACGTTTAGCTTTGAGGTGTTTGAGCAAGGTGAAAACCTATTCCCGAATTCAAAGCGCGATACTGCAAGCCAGGTGCAAGGTGAATCAACCAAGTCACAAGATGCAGCTAATGATGCCTTTGAGAAAGAATTTGATGAAACGGCCACGGAAGGTGTGGGCGATATGGTTGATCAGTTCTTAGATGACTTGGATGAATTCACTCGTGGTTTGCCATCACTACCCAGTGAGCTGCGTGAGTGGACAGATCGCCTTATGCGCACCAAAGATTCCATTGGCAACCTATTGGCCTACCCTGGTGAGTTAGCGCGTGAAACCATGGGCCTGTTGGAAGACGTGAAAGGCGTGGTCACTGACCCTATTCGCGCCCTCGATGTTTACCAGAACGTGCAAAACCGTTGGGATGGTATGCGAGCTGAACTGGCTGTTACTGGTGGTTTAAGTCGTAACATCGATAGTGCTGATGGCTTCGCAAGTTCGGTGCCGAGCGTGGCTAACCCTGTGAAGCAACAAGCCGTGCTAAACAATGCCGATGCGTACAAGCGTTTGATTATGAATTCAGCAACTGTATCTAAGGCTTCTGCAATGGGTGATGCGGATATTGGTGTTGATTTGATTGATACCGATGAGTCGATTAATAGCCTTTCTGGTGCTGACCGTAAAGCCGTATTAACGGGTGAGCAGTACAAGAAGATTGGGTATGACATTGCTAATGAATTAGCTGAGCTTTCTGCAAATGCCGTTGAGCTTGGTGACTCTTCGGTGTGGCGTCAGTTTCGTGTGCTGCGTCAAGCGGTGTTGGCGGATACCAGAGCAAGAGCCGAGCTGTTGCCTCAGTTAAGTATTTACACGCCCACCAGTACGGTGCCTGTTTCTTTGGTGGCATGGCAAGAGAACGGCGACACTGAAACGCGCCAGAGCATTGTGCGTCGTAATGGTTTGTCTAATCCGTCTTTTATCTTGCCTTCAGATTCCATTGAGGTGATTAGCTCATGACAACGCAGTTAGATGAAATTGTATTGAAAGCTGGCGGTAATGTTTACGGTGGCTGGACTAAGGTCAGCGTGACTCGCTCAATCAATGCGATGTCTGGTTCATTTGATTTAGAACTGACTTGGAAGTGGCAAGGCTCTGACGATAAATACAAAGCCTTCATGGAGCCGATTCAGCAAGGTCAGCCTTGTGTGATTGAAATTGGTGGTGAGCGCGTGATTACGGGCTATGTGGATGATTGGGTGCCTAGCTACGATGCAAACCAGGTGATGATATCGGTCAGTGGTCGAGACAAAACCGCTGACTTAGTGGATTGCTCGATTGACTACCCTTCAGGCCAGTTCAACAACCAAACGTTAACTCAGATTGCTAACGTGGTGTGTAAGCCTTTCGGTATCAAAGTGATCGTGAATACCGATGTGGGCGCGGCGTTCCCTCGTATTCAAATCGAGCAAGGTGAAACACCGCATGAGCTGCTTGCTCGTCTAGCGCGTCAGCGTGGTGTGCTGTTAACCAGTGACACGTTTGGCAACCTTGTTATTGTGCGTAGAAGTACAGAGCGTGCGGGTGTGTCTTTAATCCTTGGTGAGAATGTGAAAGCTGCGCGTGGTCGCTTCAGCTGGCGTGAGCGTTTTAGCTATTACAAAATAAAAGCCGTCGGCCCAGCATTTGGTGGCTTTGATTCAGATGATGCTATTTCGGTAGGTGGTATTGAGGCGAATGTTAGCGATGCAGATATTACCCGTTATCGCCCGATGATTATTGTTAATGAAGAAGTGACTACTGCCGAAGGTGCAGCCAAGCGCGGCCAATGGGAACGCCAGCGCAGCATTGCTATATCCAATGGTGCCGAGTACACGGTGACAGGGTGGCGAATTCCGCAAACGGGCAAGCTATGGAACTTTAATACGGTAGTGCCAGTTCAAGATGAGATTGTGGGTTTGGATGAAGAGATGCTGATTGCCTCGATCATGTTTAGCGAAGATGCTTCAGGTCGTATTGCTGTGATTAGTGTGGTTAAGCCTGAGTCTTTTGATATACCCGCGGAAGCTGCAAAGAATACCTCTTTAAAATACTCTTGGAAGAAAGCTCAAGGACAAGCCGAATGATTACAATGAGACATGTCGAGAAGTTACTTTCACCAATCAAACGCCGTATCACTGGCATGGTTACCCGTGCGTTAGTTTCTGGAGTTGTGGAAGACTTACAGCGTCAGAATATTCAGGTACAGCTTCATTCTGATGAATCTGCGGATGACATCGAGCGCTTTCAAAACTACGGTTGCAGTTCGTTCCCCCCTATAGGCTCTGAAGCTATTCTTGCGGCTATCGGTGGCAATCTAGGCAACTTGGTTGCTGTGGCCGTCGAAGATAAAAAATATCGTCCAAAGGGTGAAAGCGGTGACGTTTTCCTCTACCATTTGGAAGGTCATAAAATCCGCTTAACCAAAGATGGCAAGGTGGTTGTTACAGCAACCGACGTTATTTTTGAATCCGCTAATTCCTTCACTATTA